CAACGTCTACCTCGTTGCCGACGATGACATCTTCGCGGAGATCACCCTGCGCCAGCAGAACAGGGTGCGCTGGGTCCCCCGGTGGACCTCCGGCGACCACCTCTCCCCGCAGCACGACGTCTACGTCCTCGACGATATCCGCCGGTGGCAGGAGCGCATCCAGTTCCACCGCAAGTCCCGCGCCCCCCTCTTCCTCGTCAAGGATCCAGCCAGCCTCGACCTTCTGGGTATCCCCTACACCCGCATCTCCTCCATCCCCACCGCCAGTCCCCTGCGCCGCGCTCCCCGTCCCCGGCAGCTCCGCACCATGGGCTCCAGCAACAAGCTCATAGTGTCCACCGGCTCCTACGAGCACTACATCGAGGTCGATGCCAACCTCAACATCAAGGGCACCAACATCCGCCTCACCTTCGACCTGATGCGCAGCATCGCCGAGCGCCTCAAGGTCCTCGGTCTCTACGTCATCCCCCACAACCACCGGGGCGGCGTGGGCAACCTCGTGGAGGCCCTGCCCCTCTGGGAACAGGCGGCTCTCCCCCATCTCGACGAGGCCAAGGCTTACTTCCAGCACCACATCTGGGCCAGCTACCACACCTACAACAAGCCCTTCGTCCTCGCCCTCTCCCGCAACGGGCTCGTTCCCACCATCCCCCGGATGCCCACCGCGAAGCATCTTGACATCACGACGCTCATGTCGGACAAGATGCCCGCCCCCATCGACTGGCAAAAGGAGATCGACGATGCAGTAAAGCGCCACCCCCTCTTGAAGCCCCTCAAGGCGGCTTCATTCGGCTTCCAGCACGCTGACGAACTCACCTCCATCGTGTCCCTCATCATCAAGGAGTGAACCCATGTATCCCCACCTCATCACCGACAACACCATCACCATCCTCGCCGACGACACCCTCAGTGTCACCCGCGACCACCCCTCCTTCTCCGCCATCCTCGATGCCCTCCGAGAGGAGCGGTGGGATGACGCCGTGGATCTCATGACCCCCCGGCGGCGCGTCTCCTCCTTCGTGGAGGGCGCCATGGAGATCGTGGGCAACACCATCCTCCGTGGTGGGACCCCCGTGGATAACGCCATCGTCCCCCACATCCTCGACCTCCACCAGCAGGGGCTGCCCGTCGGCCCCCTCCTCGCCTTCCTCGACAAGGTCCTCGCCAACCCCTCGATGCGGAGCCGCAACCAGCTCTGGCGCTTCGTCGCCACCAACAAGATCACCATCACCCCCGAGGGCGACCTCCTCTTCTACAAGAAGGTCAAGGACGACTACTACGACGTGCACACCGGCAAGTCCAACCGCTACACCGTGGGCTCCACCCATTCCATGCACCGCTCCTTGGTGGACGACGACCCCGAGAGCACCTGCTCTCACGGTCTCCACGTGTGCAGCTACGAGTACCTCCGCGAGTTCGGTGGGCAGCGCACCCTCGTCTGCCGGGTCAACCCCGCCGACGTCGTCTCCGTCCCCATCGACTACCACAACACCAAGGTCAGGGTCTGCCAGCTCACCGTGGTGAAGGAAGTCTCCAACCCCACCAGCCCCACCACCACCAGCTACGAAGAGTGCCCCTTCTGAAACCCGGGTCCCCCTTCCCCTCCCAAGGGGCGGGGGGATTCCCCCTCTAGAGGACCCCACCATGTCCCAACCCCCTCCCCCAACGACAATCCAGATGGCGTGCAAGTTCTTCCGCCTAGCGGCTGACGCCGAGTGGGAGGGCAACCTCTCCCTCGCCCACCGTTACCGTGCCATCGCCCACACCTATCGCCAGCGCCACGATGCTGGCGACCTCTTCGATCCCCCCTTCTGAGGACATCCCCATGCGTATCATGAGCCCCGAGCAAGCCTACTTCGCCCAAGAGGACGCCACCGAGGAGCAACAGCGCGCCCAAGAATCCCTCAGCACCGTGGAGAAGAGCCAAGAATCCACACTCAGGGGAATCGTCAAGTACCTTGAGGCCCTGCGTATAATCATCGATGTGGAGAGCAACGAGGGTGGCAACGGCACCACCATCACCGACGAGGACTTCAAGGGTATCCTCAACATGGCCCACGACTTGGTCCACGAACTGGGCTACGATCAGGTCCATGCCCTGCGAGAGAAGGGTGGCATATGACCACCACCCATGTCATCACCCTCACCATCACCGCCTACATAATCATGTGGGCCTGCGCCATCTGGGAGTCCCTGCCATGAGCTACATCAAGACGTGGGTTGAGAGATGCGACGAGCATCCCGATCATCAATCCGGTATGGTATCCAATGGCATGATCCAAGCCCGAATGCAGGAAGAGATCGATGATCTGCGCGAGGAGATCGAGAAGCTGCGCGATGTTCTGCGGCGCGTGGTTGTTTACCCCAGCGGAGACAGGGCAGCGAGGGTAGCTTTCGTTAGCGTGGGTTGCCAAATCTCCTTCCCCCTCCACCCGCAAACAACTTGGGCGCTGGAGCTTCTGGTCGAGTTCGATCAAGCCCGCCGCGCGGCGCTGGAGGGCAAGCCATGAGCGACGACGACTTTGCCACGCAGCTTGGCATCGACCTCATCAAGAAGATATACAGGCACACGAAGGGATGGTCGGGCTCCGACTCCTTCGCATTCCGCCTCAACTTCTACGTGAGGATGCTGGCCACCGACCTCGTCACCCACGCCCCCAGCGAGAAATGGGACGAGTTCATCGAGGCCATAGCAATCGACCTCAACCAGACCATCTCCCAATTCAAGGAAAAGGAGAAGCTCCATTGACCAAGGAACTCTTCCATCTCGACGTCGAGGAACTCACCCCGGAGGACTACGATGCTATCGCAAAGAAGATCGAAGCCAACCTCGCGCAGCACCGCAAGGTCCGCGCGCCCAAGGTGGAGGAACCCAGTGGGGAAAGCTGAACGCATAGCAATCGCCCTCGCCCGCGTCCAGTTCCCCCACAAGGACTGGAACCTCCTGTCCCCCGAGGAGAAAGACTTCTACCTGCGGGATGCCGAGGAGTTCATCGAAGCTTGCAACCTCGCCGGGATCACCCTCACATGATGCAGCAATCCCAACATGCCCGCCAAGAAAAGGCGATGCTCGCCGCAGGCAAGGCCAACTACATAGGGGCATCCCCCAACGTCGATCCCCTCGTGCGCCAACTCGGCGAACTCCTGCGCCCCGACGCCGCCTTCCTCATTGACACCTGCCGCCGCGCCGGTATACATCGCCAGACCCTGCGCAAATGGTTGCGGGGACAACGCACTCCCAACCTCCTCGATTTCCAAGCCCTCTTGGAAGTCAACGGGTACACCCTAGTCATCCAAAGGAAGTCCGATGAAGATCACCAATAACAAGAACCTCCCCCTCCCCATCTACCATGCCATCGCCAACGACGACTACGACGATGGCGGCGCCGACATCACTGCCTCTTCCCTCTGGAAGCCCACGCAGATGGTGGCCCTCACCCGCCAGCACCGTGACGAAATGGAAGTCGATGCCAGCGAGATGCTGGGCACCCTCCTCGGCAAGGCTCTCCACGAGTACGTCTCGAAGCGCGACCCCGAAGCCGTCGTCGAGAAGCGGCTCTTCACCCACGTCGAGGGCAAGAACCTCTCCGGCCAGTTCGACCGCTTCGTCGTGGCCTCCAACACCATCCAAGACTACAAGGTCACCAGCGTCTCTCGCTTCAACCACCAGAAGGGCGAGGCCGAGTGGGAGCAGCAGCTCAACACCTATGCCTTCCTCCTCCGGGAGCACGGCCAAGACATCAAGGCCCTCCAAGTTGTGGCAGTGCTGCGCGACTGGGCCAAGTTCAACACCCGCAACATCGACTACCCCGACATCATGGTGCAGGTGGTGGACGTCCCCCTCTGGTCCCCCAGTGAGGCCGAGGAGCGCATCTCCCAGCGCGTCAAGGAGCATGACAACCCCCAGCCCTGCACCGACGAGGAGCGCTGGTTCAAGCCCCCCAAGTACGCCGTCATGAAGAACGGGCGCAAGAACGCCGTGAAGCTCTTCGACTCAGAGGAGGCGGCCACCTCCTTCATCGCCAGCGCCACCGACGCCCGCTACCTCTACGTGGAGAAGCGGCCCGGCCACTACCTGCGTTGCGCCGAGTACTGCAGTGCCGCCCCCTTCTGCCCGCAGTGGGCAAAGGACCGGCATGATCAAGAATAAGCTGGCACGCGCCGCCATCCTCACGCAGCCGACCGAGTTCACCATCGATAGCCTGCTCAAGCAGTACCCCCAACTCACCCGAAAGGAGGTGGTCTCCACCATCGCAGCCCTCATCCGCCTGCGCCAGCTCGACACCGTCGCGTTGGTGCGGAGCCCGAGGTCCCATACCCGCATAGCAATCTACAAGACACGCCTTCGTCCCACCTACCCCAAGGATCCCGAGCAGCATCTCGCAATGCGAATGGGATCCCTCAGATACGAGGACTTCATCCCATGCCGAAGAAGCACACCACCATCGGGGGCTCCATCTTTCGGGGCTCCAAGCAACTCATGATCATCGTCGAGGTGGAGTGCAGCACCACCCTCCGCGACGAGATCGCCGACCTCATTGTCCAGCACCTCAACAGGAAGAAGAAATGAACCCCGTAGATATCGCCACCCAAGTCGAGGCCCTCAACCATTTCATGGTTGACGCCGTCGTCACCTCCCGCCTAGAAGTGAAGACCTCCGACGAAGAAACCGCGTTGGAGTTCGCCACTCTCTTCACCAACCTCGTCACCGCTGCCGAGGAGTTCCTCGGCGTCACCTACGAAAAGGACCTGCCATGATCCCCGTCGACAACAACATCCCGATGCCCGCCTCCAAGGTGGGGCGCCCCATCCTCTACCCCTTCAAGCACCTCGAAGTGGGCGAGTCCTTCTTCATCCCCAAGTCCCGGCGCAAACTCGGAAGCCTCATCCTGCGCAACTCGCGCAAGCTGCGGCGCACCTTCGAGTCCCGCCAGTGGGAACAGGATGGCGTGCAGGGCATCCGCGTGTGGCGCACCGCATGAACTGGGACGCCCGCTTCTTGGCGCTGGCCCACCATGTCTCCCAGTGGAGCAAGGATCCCAGCACCAAGGTGGGCGCCGTCCTCGTGGGCACCGACAAGCGGCAAGTGGCTCTCGGCTACAATGGGTTCCCACCCAACGTGACCGACAGCCTCTTCCGCTTGCACACCCGCGAGGCCAAGCTGAGGTACATGATCCATGCCGAGCGCAACGTGCTTGACAACGCCGCCTTCCCCACGGCAGGATCCACCCTCTACGTCACCCACCCACCATGCTGCAACTGCGCCCTCAGCATCATCTCGAAAGGAATCTATCGTGTGGTATCATCTCCAATGTCTCCCGAGTTTGCTTCGCGATGGTGCGAGGAAGTCGATCACAGTCGTTACATCCTGCGCGAAGCGAGTGTGCGCTGCGATTTCTGAACCCGATGTAGTGTTCGGGTTCCTCCTCGCAGGCGTCCTCCTCTGCAACATCCTGTTGCTGGCGGTTCTCACCATCGACCTCATCATCAGGATCCACTGATGCCCACCCTCAAGGCCACCATCAACAAGTTCCCAGCGGGCACCCCCGTCAAGACTGTTGACCACCCTCGTCCCGACATGCTAGTCCCCACCTACGACATCATCCTGCCCGATGGCACGATGTCGTGGGCCTATGATTATGAAATCGAATGGAGTGATGAATGCCTTCCTTCTCCCAACACCCCAACCAGCGCCGCGTAAAGCTGCTCCTCGTGGGCGACCCGGGCGCCGGTAAGACCGGCCTCCTCGCCACCCTCGCCAACTCCGACTACAAGGTGCGCATCGTCGATCTCGACAACAACCTCGCGATCCTCAACGCCTACCTTCAGAAGGGCAAGGCGGACAACATCTCCTACTACTCCATCCCCACCAAGGACCCGGAGTCGTGGAAGAAGTCCATCGCCATCACCACGCAGTGGAAGCTCCCCGAGGAAGACTTCGGCGACCTCACCACGTGGGATAGCAACACCGTCCTCGTCATCGACAGCGCCACCTTCTGGAACGACACGTGCATGGCCACGGTCCTCAAGGAGAACAACGTCGCCGACGACAAGGCCGGGTTCGACCAGTCCCTGTGGGGCGTCATGTCCAAGCGTTTCGAGAATCAGGTTGCACGCCTGACCTCCGACCGCTACAAGTTCCACATCATCATGATCTCCCACATCCGACTCATCGAGAACAAGAAGACCGGGGGAGTGATGCGCGCCTACCCCTCCTTCCTCGGCCAGCAACTTCCCAACATCGTCGCCCGTTACATGAACAACGTCTGGTGGGCCACGCGCAAGGACGGCAAGCCCGTCTTGACCACCCAAACCACTCGTGATATGGGCTACCTCAAATGCAGCGCACCCCACAAGGTCGCAGCAGAAGCGCCGTTCGATCTGGGCGCGATCTTCAAGCAGATCGAAAACTGAAAGGAACTCACATGTCCATGAGCAAGAAGATGTACACCCGCAACGACGTCGAGATGCAGCGTTACCACCCGCCCGGTCGCTACGTCGGCTACATCACGGCGTGGCGCAAGGATGTCGCCAACACCGGCACCGAGTTCATCGTGTTCTCCCTCAAGGCCCGCGAGGGTCTCTCGGGTCAGGACCTCAAGGGTGTCGAACTGAACCGCGAACTCACCTCTCGCCGCTTCTACCTCAGCGAGGCCGCCATCAAGCAATACTGGACGGCCATCCAGAATGCGGACCCGGAGTGGCTCAACAAGCTCCCGGAGGAGTTCGGCGAGGAGGATGCCGCCGAGCTTCTGGTGGGCGCCGAGGTCGAGTTCGACTACACCCCGGAGAAGAACAAGACCACCGGCAAGGAGTACCTCAACGTCCAGCGCTGGAAGAAGGCCTGATGTTGGGCGTCACCTGCCCAGTGGTGAGCGACGGGGGCGGCATCCCCCACCCTACGGAGAACCCCATGCCCCTCTACCAGACCCAAGAAGATCTCCTCAACGAGAAGAGCGTGTGCAAGCACCTCTCCGCCCTGTGGGATCTCAAGATCTACAAGCTCCACCCTGCCCTCAAGGTTGACCTTGCCCTCGTGCGCGGCACCACCATCGAGGGCTTCATGGAAGTGAAGTGCCGCAGCTACACCATGCAGCGCCTCGAAGAGCTGGGCGGATTCTTCACCTCCCTCGTCAAGTGGCGCGAAGCCCAAGACATGTGCCGCGCTGCCCGCCTCCCCTACCACGTGGTGGTGCGGGACGGTGAGGGCGTCATCTGGCACTCCAAGGATCCCTGCCCCTCCCACATCGTGATGGGCGGGCGCTATGATCGCAACGACCCCCGAGACATAGAGCCCATGGCGGTGATCCCCATGAGCCAATTCTCCAAGGCCTAGGTCGCAGTACGGGACCGAGGGTGAGTGGCGGCATCCAGTAGCAATAAGGTTGGGCTTGGTACTGCGACCTCTAGGTGAGAGCCCCGCCATCCGCCACCCTTACACGGGAACTTCCCATGCTCCTCCTCTTCGACTACCCCTCGGTGCAGGACCTCAAGGAGGGGCGCCACGTCAGCGGCTACCCCGCCGCCCTCTTGGGCATTGCCCTGCGCTACGCCGAGTGTGGCCCTTTCGAGATGGACACGTTCCTTCCAGAGACCCCGCGCTTCGGCAATCCCTCCACCTGCTTCCACCCCAAGAAGGACTGCCCCAATGATGCCGTGGCCAACCCAATCCACTACAAGTACGGATACCTCCGGGGAGAACTCCTCCCTCATTACCATCGAGTACGTGAACGATGCCGGACTGCCGGACTCGTTCTTGCTCTGGGTGACCTTGCCGTGTGGTCCCTCACAGGTGAGAAGCTGCAAGATCACCGGGGTACCATCCTCTACACCTCCGGTGGGCTTCGGGTCATAGGGTCCCACAATCCCCGCGCCATCATCAAGGACCAGTCCCTCCTCCCCGTCCTCTCCATGGACCTCAAGAAGGCGTGGCAGGAATCCCTCAAGCCCCGCAGCGTCTTCCCCCGCCGCACCCTCCACATCGTGGAGTCCCTCGCCGACATGCGCCGCATCACCCAGCGCATCCTCGCGGGTCCCCAGTTCGCCTTCGACATAGAAACCTCCCAGCAGCAGGTCACCATGATCTGCTTTGCCACTTCTCCCCACGAAGTCTACGTGCTGCCCTTCTGGTACCACGAGCACAACTTCTGGGACGAGGAGACCGAGCTGCAGATGTGGCTCGAAGTGCAGCGCCTGATGGCCTCCCCCCTGCGCAAGGTGGCGCACAACGCCGTCTACGACCTGACCTACCTCATCCGCATGGGACTGCGCATCCGCTTCCCCGTGGAGGACACCATGCTCAAGTCCCACTCCCACGAGATCGAGTGGTTGAAATCCTTGGGCTTTCTGGGTAGCATCTATAGCAACGAGAAGTCATGGAAGAACATGCGCGTTGGCAAGGTGAAGGATCGGAACAAGAAAGATGAGTGATGGCGCAGGAACTCCTCTCGTGGGATTGGGACACCACCAACTACGACATCGCCACGGTATCCGAAACCCGTAGCCTCCGCCCCGAAGAGCGCCTCTTCCTCGCCGTCATCATGCAGGCCGTGGAGGACGCAACCTCCCCCAAGCCCGGCATCCAGCGGGACCAAGCACGCAGCGTCATCTTCTCCTCTTCCGCCACCCCCATCAAGGACATGTGCCTCATCCTCAACATCGACCCCGACTACCTCGCCCGTGGGGTCAAGAAGATGATCGAGGAAGGCAGGACCCTCCGTCGTGAAGTATGAGCCGCCGCCCCTCCTCTTCATCACCACGACGCAGGAGGGGATGGTTGCCAACGTGGTCCTCTCCGGGGTACTGACGCGCATCCCCTTGGGGCGCAGCCACGCCCTCTCCCTCCTCGTGCAGCTATCCCACGCCCTAGAGCAGGACCTTCAGCGATGAGGACCCTATACACCGACAACCTCCCCACCATGGACGCCACCCTCCAGCAGCTCGTCTACAACGGGCTCGACGGGATGCTCACCTTGGAGGTGGATGCCGCCCTGCCCCACACCCCCACCTACGAATTCGAGCGGGCCCTCCTTCCCCTCGCCCTCACCATGATGGAGCGGGGGATACGCATCGACATGGGGCGGCGCGATGCCATGGTCGAGCACATCAAGGGTCGCCTCCAGCGGGTGCAGCAGGGCTTCGACCTCCTGTGCACCAAGCTGTGGCAGCGCACCTTCAACCCCCGCAGCTACCTCCAGTTGCAGGAACTCCTCTACAAGAACCTCTTCCTGCCCGAGATCATCGGTAGCAAGAAGGGCGAGAAGAAGGTCTCTACGGATCGCGACGCCCTCGAAAGACTGGGCCGCGACTACATGCGGGCCCGCCCCTTCGCCTCCCACCTCCTGCGCATCCGCGACCTAGAGAAAACCATCGATGCCCTCACCAAGAAGCTCAGCCCCTCTGGCAGGTGGCATGCCAACTTCAATATTGCTGGCACTGACACCGGACGTTGGTCCTCTTCTAGCCATCCATTTGATTGGGGATCTAATCTTCAAAACGTCGATGACTACGTGCGCCGCATATTCATACCGGATGAAGGCCACGTCTTCTTCAATTGCGATCAGCAGGGCGCTGAGGCCCGCGTCGTGGGGTACTTGGCCGGAGACGACAACTACATCAAGGCGGTGGAATCGGGGGATGTCCATACCATGGTGGCCGCTATGGTCTTCGGCTTTGAACCTAAGCGCGAGCTGGCGGATCGCAAATACTATAGGGAAATGTCCTTTCGCGATATCGCTAAGCGAGCAGCTCATGGCTCGAACTATGGCGGCACCGCTCATACGATTGCTCGCGTCCTCAAGGTAGAGATCAAGATCATCGAGGAGTTCCAGAAGAAATACTTCGCCACCTTCCCCAACATCTACAAGTGGCAGGTGTGGGTGGCGCAGCAGGTGCAGCAGGAGCGCTTCCTCGTCACCCCCTTCGGGCGGCGCCGCAACTTCTGGGACAACCCTCGCGACGACGCCACCATACGTGCGGCCATCGCCTTCGTCCCCCAGAGTACGGTGGGCGACCTCACCTCGCGGGGCCTCCTCGCCCTCCACTCCCTTCCCCACGTGCAGGTCCTCAACAACATCCACGACGCGGCATTCGGGCAGATCCCCCTCCACATGAAGGAGGAGTTGCTCCCCCGCATCGTGCAGACCCTCACGTTTCCATTGCAGGTCACCGACATCTGGGGTAAGAATAGGGAGATGCTGATCCCATGGGAGTCCCAGACCGGGATGAATTGGGGGAAGCGCAAGAAGGACAACCCAGATGGACTCGCCTGATTACCTAGGCAGCAAGTTCCATAGCGAGCGCCTAGCCAACATCATCCGCGCCTTCTATCGCAAGAAGGGCATCGAACCCAACGTGTGGGTCGAGAAGGAAGGAAAGACCTATGTCATCCGCAGCACTCTCAGCTTCTCGTTTCCGCCTCCCAAACAGGCGTGAGAGCACCATCGAGGACCTCTCCTTCAACGGGGAGCGCTACCACCTCTCCTACTCCACCCTCGATGGGAAGGTGTGGGAGGTCTTCATCTCGGGCCCCCGCGCGGGCACCGACCTCTACGCCATCTGCTGCACGGCGGCCACCCTCGTGTCCCTCGCCCTCCAGCATGGGGTGCCCCTCGCCACGATGCGCGACGCCGCCCTCCGCGACAAGGAAGGGAACCCCGTGGAGATCGTAGGGGCAGTCCTCGATGTCCTCGCCAACGCTGGGGCATAGGCCTCTCTACCTACCCAAGGACAGGCCCACGCGCATCCAGCGCAAGGGCATCCTCTACGAGAAGAAGGTGGTGAAGCACCTCGCCGAGACGGGGGACCTCAGCACCTTCATCCTGCACGGGCAGTGGATCTACTGGGACAAGGCCGTGTGCCAGCCCGACATCATCGTCATACCCCAGCGGGGACCCATCGTGGTGGTGGAGGTGAAGCTCACGCGCAAGCGCCCCGTGGAGAAGAAACTGCGCGAGGTATACGGGGAAGCCCTCCAACGCATCTTCGCTGGGCGCCCCCTGTCCTTCGCCCAGATCTACAAGAACCTTGACGGCGGCGAGCCCTTCTCGCTAGAACCGTGGGACATCCTCACCCTCAAGCCTTGGGAATATGGAGAGATCCAATGGCGCTAAAAGCTACCCCAGTCAAAATCGATGTCAGCTACGACGACGACCACGTCGAAGTCAAAGTCAGTGTTGATCCCAACGGATCGGAAGTTATCCGAGAAGGGGAGCCCACCCTCCTCTCCATCAGTTTCGATTCGATGCTTCGTGATTTCCTCGACATGCACATGTGGGAAGACGAGGACGGCGAGTTCTGGTATGACCCGGAAGCCGAGGTCATTCTCAGGTCTTTGGCCGGTATCGCGCAGCACCGCCTCGGCAACGCAGCCAAGCGGAGCAAGGCTCGCGCCCCATGAAGATCTACTCCAAGAACTTCACGATCCCCCTGCACACCAGCGTATACTTCATGGGGGATGCCGTCGAGGTGATGGTGGACATGGGAGATGCCGAGGGGACGCGAACCATCGTCTCCATCGACTCCCTCCTGCAGGAACACCTGCACATGCACGAGTACCTCGCGGGCGGAGGGTATGCCCCGGAGGCCCTCAGCGACCTCCTCCAGCTACGGAAGCTGGTGGATTCCTACATCCGCAAGGTAAGGGCTAGCCAATCAGGATCTGCAGCTTCACGGACTCCAAGAGCCCGGCCATCTGTACGGGGGAAACGAGGCCAGCGATAGAGCCGAAGGAGTCCCCATCCTTCGTCATGCCGATGACGATGAAGCCCTCGACGTTGCCCTCGTCGATGATCTTCTTGAGATCCCCGAAGGCTTGAAGGATCTCAGGCACCCCCGTGTCGTCCGGGGTGGCGGGCCTCATCCCCTCGGGTATCTTCTTCGCCCGGAAGTCCACGACGTCAGCCACGCTTGATCTCCTTCAGCATCTTCTTCGCCATCTTCGAGAGGTCCTTGGGCTTGCCCTGTGCCATCTTCTTCTTCATGGGGGGCTTCGATACCTGCTGCGGGATCTGCGCGCGGGTGATGGTCATCGCAACTTCCTCTTCTTTTGGATGCAGCCCAAGGGGATCATCATCTCCCCCCAGTAGCTGGGGTCGTTGGTATCATGTAGATCCATTGTGGATACAATCAGGACGCTAGTGTCCGTAACCCTATGCACCCAGCCCACCGTCTTGATGTGGGGAGCCTGCAGCGAATCGATCTCGCGCTTCTCCCGCCACTCGTGACCCCCAAGGGTCGCGGCGTCCACCCACTCCAGATAGTAGAGGTCGCCCTCTTTCAAGTGGTCCTCTGCCTGATGGCATCCACGCACGTGAGCACAAGGTGTTCCCACATGTCGGGGTACGCATCGAGGTAGGCGTCGATGGCTGCCTTCACGGCGTCTTCGCGAGACCCCGTCTGAGGCCCATACATGTAGCAGCTACCCATCAGCGGGGGCAGGTCCCAGCTCTCATTATAGTGTGCCATGGAACTTCCAAGCCTTTCCCTCTGTGACGATGCAACCGACGTTGCCCTTCACACCTACCAGCGACCAGCTCTTGGATCCCGCGTAAAGGGTGTACACAATCTCGTCGGAGATGAAGGTAAACTGCGGCTTCTCCCCGAAGTTGTCAAGGAGGAAGCCAGCCACGTTGGCGGCGGGACCGCAGTTGGCCCACGCGATGCCGGGCAGCAGCACCCCAAGGAGGGCTAGGACGAAGCGCACATCTTCCTCCCCACCGTCTCCACCTCCTTCACCCTACGGCCCCAGCCCCCACCGAAGGTACTCCAGATGGGCAGGGACTGCAGGAAGGCCAACCTACGCTGGCACACCTCCCCGAGGAGGGTGGCGGGATCGGCCATCTTGATTGCCGCGAGGGTCTTGGGACCCAGCGCCCCATCCGGGTTGACCCTCAGGGTATCCTGCACCGCAACCACCGCCCTCTTGGGGCCGCTATTGACGGCATAGTCGAAGAGGCAGAGGTCAACCCCACGGGGCAGCTCATCGCCCTTCACCTTGTCCCAGTACCACGCCTTGTAGATCTGGCGCAGGTGCTCGTCGGGGATGTTGCGCAACTCATCCTTGGTGGCCTGCCTGCCAAGCCACGTGGAGTAGGTGCCGATGGTGACACCCTTCATGGTGGCCCCGCCCGGATCCTTAGGATGGTCGGCCCACCCGCCCTCGTGCTTCAGCACCTCCACGAGGCAGGCCTCGAAGTTGTCCTTCATGTTAAGATATCCTCGATTTCTGTACGTGTCGGGGGGACGTGTTAAGAGGCTAGACGCTTGTCCAAGCTGCGCAACCCACCCATGCCCAGCATGGCGAAGACCAGCTCCCACAGCATCCCGTCAAGGCCGGGCATCGGGGGCACCTGCATACCCGCCACCCCAAGGAGCCAAGGCATGATGGGTCGGGCGATGAACTGGTAGGCGAGGGCAGCGCCGCAAACCCAACCGATGAAGGGGCGCCACCCGCCCTTGAAGATGCCGTCGCTGGCAGCCTCCACCTTGTTGAGTTCAATCTGGGCAAGGTCACCCTGCTGCGCCATCTCAAGGAGACGCACCTGCATGTCGGCCTTGGCCTTCTCCGCCTGCGCCTTGTCGGGGATGACCTTGTCGAGGAGACCCCCGAGGACGGGCAGCAGGGCGGTGACGAGGGGCAACATTACTTCTTGAACCCCTTGAGGGTCTGGGCGAGGCGAGCCCGCTTCCCCAGAGTGCCCGGCTTCTTCGCTGCCGCCGCCAGCTTCTTGGCGGGGATGGGCTCACCGGCCTTGGCGCCCAGCGCCTTGCGCAGCGCACCCGGCTTCGAGATTGCCTTCTGGATCCACTTCTCAGCCATGGTAGTCTCCTTACTTCCTTACCCCGGATGGGCTAACGGGCCAGCTCTTCCTAGCAGGACCAGTCTTCTTCTTGGCCATGGTGGCCTTCTGCGCGGGGGTCATCTTGGCGGCAGCAGCGGCGGGACGGCAGGCGGGGTAGCCCCTCTTGGACTTCTCTGCGCCGCTACGCCCGCACGGCTTGCCGGTCTTCACATCGACCCATCGCTCGCCAAACCATTTGCCGAGACCGCCCTTCACTTCTTCTTCACGCGATTGTCCGCGCCTCCCCAGCTCCCGCCCTTCTTCTTGTACTCCTTGGCGGCCCATGCGTTAGCATACGCGCTGGGGTACACATCGAACTTGGCCTTGGCGGCAGCCTTGGCAGCAGCCCACAGCTTGGGGTTCTTGGGGGTGGACTTGGCCATGTCAGCAGTTCCACGCCCGCAGGGACTTGTTGATGCGGGAGTTGGGATCGTTGGCAGTCTTGGCGCTGGTAAGCTTCTTCTTCATGCCCTTCATGCGAGCACAGAAGCTATCCCGGCGGGGACCACCCTCAGGCTGCGGTGCCTTGAGACCGGGCTTCCCCGGGTTGGCCCTATTGTAGGAGGCGCGGCCCTTCGCATTGAGACCCCCCTTGGGGTTCTTGCCTTCGGCGCGCTGCCACGCGGGGGTCTTAGCCATATGCCTGCTCCAAGCTGCGGGTG